AGTTTTTGCGCCTGCGATTCGGTCAGCTCTGCAACATCACCGGGCGCGTACTTTGTGCCGGCATGAATGTGGGTGTGCGTGAACTCAAACAGCACGGGTGGCCTCCTGCGGTCCGTAGGGGTTGCCGAGGCCCTCGCGGTACGTCACCGCGAAGCTGCACTGCACGGCCTCGACATTGCTTCCGTCGTCACGCGGTGCGGCGGTGCAGCCCGTGTAGCGCACTTGCCCAATCGGCCCGCCATCGTCGACCAGCACGCCAGACCAGCCGCGAATCACCGCGACCTTGATGTCGGCTTTCAGGCATTCCAGCTTGCGCCCGGTGTCCGCCTGCCCGGACGGCACGTAGCCGACCACCGCGACGCTGAGCGTGATGTCGTACGCCGACGAATTCGCCGACCCGCCCGCCGATTCATCGCCCGCCCACACGACGACCGCCAGAGAGTCATCCGCCACCGGCACCGAGCGGCGCACATTGGCGCCCACGTCGGTGTGAAACCCGCCTGCCTCGCGGATGCGCTTGAGGCGGGATTCGATGCAGGCTAGGGCGCGTTCGGAAATGCTTTGATTTTTCATATGCTTTCGATTCAAAACCCTAACTCTGCTGCGGTCCTTCCAGCCCCTGAGTTGTACAGCCATGTTCGCTCATCTGCGGTTAGTATTGATCCGCTCGTAAATCCAACATGGTTTACACGTCCAGCCATCTCATACGACGTTGAAAGCGTACCTCCAATTACAAACGGAATTTCACCTGACGGATCAGAAGCCGATGCAGAAACATAAACAGTACCGTTGTTGATCTGTAAGCGAACCTTCCCGTCTGTAGAATCCCTCCAAACACAGAAAAAATGCCAATTTGCGGCTGGGAATCCGGATGCAGATACGCCAGCGTAATAGTACGTAGAGCCACCGTTGTACCCGTAAAATGATCCGCTTTCTATGTCAAATGCGTATGTTTCGTCCGGTGCGCCTTCTGCGTTCCATTTTGAAACAATGAATTGCGTTCCGGAATTTGAATTTAGGTAAAACCATCCAAATATGCAGTGGTTCCCCCCGCCTGACGGAACATTCATGGGTGACCCAGAAACGGTTGCCTCGCGCAAGTATTGACCGTTTGTTGCAGTAAAAGCTGGGGCAAGCTCTCCGCTGATTAGTCCACTTGCTGTTCCAATTGTTCCTGTGCTCTCGTAAAGCTCATGTCCTGTTACAAGTCCATAGCGTGATCCGCTAGACTCTGTCAGCGGATAATACTCTGAAAGTTTTGATTTAATTGCATATGCAATTGGATCAATCGCAGGTACCAATCGCCGCGCCATCATCCCGGCAATCATGCCGCCACCGTTTGGCCGAATACGTCGAACTCGGCAGTGCCGATGAATTTAACCGTGCAGGTCATTCCCGGCTCAAGCACCAGCGTTCCGCCTGCGGGTGCATTGAGCGTGGTAGAGGATGCGGTCAGCGTTACATCGCCCGATGCCGCCGCGTTGCGGATGTGGTATTCGCCTTTTGTGATTCCGGTGCCGAATGTGCAGGTTTTCGCGCCGGTCGCGGTAAACCGGATGTATTTGCCAGCGTCCGAATCGGCAATGGCGCGGGATGATCCGGCTTCGGTGACGACGGTGGCGGGCACGTCGGAATCAGACAGCACCACATTGCCAGACCCATTGATTGACTGACCTGCGACGGTTTTGGTGTTGCCTGAATGCAATACATCGTAAACGCTGCCACCCGTGCCGAAATACGGCGCGGTAGCGGATGGATCAACGCCAAGCGTGGACAGCGTGCCGCCTGCACCCGCACGCAGTTGCGTGCCGGTGACACTGTCGGGGCCAGCCACGCTGGCTGTTTTGGTTTGCGTGGCGCTCAATGTTCCGGTGGCTTTGTCGTAGGTCAGCCCAGCGTCGGCACCCAGCGCACCGCCGTCGTTGAACTGGATCTGCGTGTTACTGCCAGCAATAGTGGCGTCAGCACCGTCGGCGCCGTCTGCACCCAGATCACCCTGTGGGCCGGTGGCACCCGTTGCACCGGTTGCGCCAGTCGCGCCGGGATCACCCTGCGGACCCTGAGGCCCGGTCGCACCTGTTGCGCCGGTCGCGCCAGTTGGACCAACCAGCGATGCCAGCCATGCCGTTTCATCGCCGACGAATCCATCTGCAACAGCAACCTCGTAGGCACTCAAGCCGGGAATGCCCTCGGCATCGCCGGGCGGGCCTTGCTCGCCTTGCGGACCCTGAGGCCCAGCCGGGCCGCGTTGTCCTGCGGCAAACACGCGGGTGATGGCGACCGGTGCGGCGATGATGGTGGTCACCGTGCTCATGCGCCACCCACTTTCGAGGGCACCGCCACCAGCGTGTAAATGGCGATGGTCTTGGCGCTGTTGTCGTAGTCGGTGGTGTCCCAGATGCGCAGCGCGGCAATCAGCTCGCGGCGGCGCGTGGGTGCCAGTAGGGCGGTATCGCTGGCAGGCATCGCCAGGTCAATTTGTCCAGCCGCAGCGGTGATGGTCAGCAGGCCGTTGTCGGTGCTGGCCGTGGTGATCAGGTCGCCATCTTCGTCGCGGACATCGAGGCGCGCGGACATGCCGGTGAGCGGAATGGGATCACCCGCGATCGGGTCGCCGTTGACATCGTAGCTGTCGAGGTCGGCATAAAGAAACGTGTGATTCCACGCATCGCCTGCGGACACGTCCAGATGTGGGTAGCAGCTCATACGGTTTCCTTGACGGAGAGTGTCCACGTGCTGGCGTCCGACGCCAGCAGGCTGTCGACGGCGTACACCACACCGCCTGCGGTGATGCGCCAGCCGCGCTTGGGCTCGGGCATTGCGGTGGTGGTGGACTGAATTAGGGTGATGGTGATGTCGGCATCGATCACTTGCCCGGTAGGCAGGGCGCGTGGGCCTTTGCCGCGCTCGACGTAGCCGTTGACGGCATACACCGCGCCCGAGGCGGCAGTGACCGTGCAGGACGCGGTGCCGAAAAAATCGGCATCGGCCGCGTTGAGCGCATCCCATGCGGTGTTGTCAAACACGGCGCTCATTGCTCGCCTCCATGCTGCGACCGGATCGCGGCTTTGTCGGCATTGCAGGCTTCCAGCTCGCGCTTTCGATCCGACGCCACCCACGGGCACAGCGATAGCGGGCCTTCGGCCACCGGATGCGGGTTGGTGAGGGCGTCGTGCACCGCTTGAAGGCGGATGGTTTCGACGGTGATCGGCGTGGGCTTGGTGATCACGGTGTCGTGACAGCAGCCCGACAGCGCGAGGACGATCAGTAGCCAGACAGATGCGCGCATGCGACCTCCATCTGTGCCAGCGACGCATCGCACGAGGCGGTGCGCTCGTCCCATCGGGTTTTCCAGGCATCCGCCTGCCGCTGTGCTGCTTCACGGCCCTGACGTGCGGCAGCGACAGCGGTGGCGGCGGATTGGTTCTGCAGTGCCCATTGCTGCTGGCACTGCGCAAGACTGGATTGCAAGGACATGGCGGTGGATTCCCACTCGGCATTCGCGGATGTGGCGGTTTCGGCGACGTGATCCGCCGATGCGGTTTTGTTGGCCGCATGAACAAGCTGCCAGACGTTGCCGATGACCGAGACGATCAGGATCAGCGTGAGCACGACGGACGGCGGGATCATTGTTTTGCCCCGGTAATGTCGGCGATGGCGTAGCCCATCAGGATCAGCAACAGGCAGATCAGGATCTTCGGGCCCCAGTTGGTCAGCCATGCCGCAACACGCGGCGACAGCAGCGCGTTGGGTTTGATGTCGGTGGCGCGGCGGTTCATTCGCACTTGTCTCCGATGTATTTCACCAGCTCGGTTTTTTCGGTATGCGACTGCCTACCGCTGGCAAACGTCGTGACGAGTGGGGTGACGATCACTTCTGCCTCACGCTCACCTGGGCAGAAGTTCGACAACTTTGGTCCGCAGGTCATCTTCATGTCGAACCCCGGCGCGCAGGTGAAGCAGTACCCCAATTGGCTACAGTCAACCCGTCGAACCTCAGTTCTTGGCTGGCCTGCAACTTGTGACTCAATGCGATCACAGCCAGACAGACAAACCATCAGGGCGATAATGAGTGCCGTCCCAATACTCTTCATGCGCGGCCCTCGCACAATGCGCGCTCGGCAGCGCGGCGCTTGATCAGTCCGGGCAGCTTGATGCCTTTGGCGTAGACCCAGCGGTCAAGCTGGCTGCACCAGACTGTTGCCGGTGCGCCCGCGTTGATCTGTCGGGCCATGGTGCTGTTGCAGTACGCGGTGGTGCCGACGTTGTAGGTAAACGACACCAGCGCGGCGTATTCGTGGTCGGCCAATTCCGGGCCGGTACAGCGCAGAACACCGCCAAGCGCGGCCTGCATGTCGGATTGCTTCAATGCTTCGCACTGTTCAGCGGTGCGGGTGTCGCCCCACTCCACGTCGGGGCCAGTGTGGCCGTAGCAAATCGTGGGGATGCCGACCGGGTCGGCGTAGGTGTGCGGAACCATGCCCTCGTAGTAGCCAATGACCGGGCCGGACAGCCCCAGCACGATGGCGGTACGAATCGCGATGGTGCGCGCGACGGACATCAGCGTTGCGCCTCGGCAGCGCGGATGGCTTCACGCTCACGCAATAACCGCGCCTCAATGGCATCAATCCGCCGATTGACTTCGGCCATATCCCGCGCGGCCTCGCGGGCGGGCTGCGACTGCGCCACTTGGGCAGCCAGCGTTCCGAACTGGGTTTCAATCACGGCGGTGCGTTTGTCGACCGCGATGAGCGTGTTACCTACCCAGCCCATCAACAGCATCAAAATGGTGAGTGCAGCACTTTGCACGTGGCGCTCCAATCCGGGACGAGCGGGCTGGTTGGTGTCGTGTTCAGTCATCGGGCGTTGTCCGGTCACGGTGAGTGGCGCGGGGCGTTTCGGCCCCGCGCCGGTTCATCAGGCGGTCTTGGTTG